CGTGAAGGTGCGGCCGGCGAGCAGCTTCGCCGACCTGCTGGCGGCCAAGTTCCTGCCGAAGGAGCCCGGCGCGCGGCAGCCGAAGATGATCTCCACGAAGCTGGGCCAGCGCCTGGAGTTCCGGCCTGGCGAGGTGACGGCCTGGGCCGGGTACAACGGCCACCGCAAGTCGATGTTCACCGGCCAGGTGGCGCTCGACCTGTGCTTTCAGCGCGAGCGGGTGCTGATCTGCAGCTTCGAGATGAGCCCGGCCGACACGCTGGCGCGCATGGCCCGGCAGTGCTTCGCGGTCGAGAAGCCCGCGCTGCTGACGCTCGAGCGGTTCAACGCCTGGACCGACGGCCGGCTCTGGATGTTCGACCACATGGGCCGCATCAAGCCGGCGCAGCTGCTGGCCGTGCTGCGCTACTTCGCCGAGGAGCTGAAGGGCACCCAGGTCATCGTCGACAGCATGATGATGGTCTGCGCCAGCGAGGAGCACCTCGACGAGCAGAAGCAGTTCGTGACCGACTTGGTGCGCAGCGCGCAGGAGTTCGGGCTGCACATCCACCTCGTGACGCACTGCCGCAAGCCGCAGAGCGGCGACGAGTCGAAGCCGCCGACGAAGTACGAGCTGCGCGGGTCGGCCGCGATCTCGGACCAGTGCCACAACGTCGTCACCGTGTGGGCCAACAAGCCGAAGCAGCAGGAGCTGAGCCAAGGCAACAACGCGAAGTCCGGCGAGCCCGACGCGATGGTGACGGTCGAGAAGCAGCGCAACGGCCAGTGGGAAGGCCGCATCCGCCTGTGGTTCGACGAGCCCTCGCTGCGGTTCGTCAACGAAGCCGGCCCGGCCGAGCCGTACGCGCTGGGGGTCGAATGAGCGACGCCGAAGCCCTGGCCGACATGCGCCGCGAGGCCCTGGACACGGGCGGCATCGACGTGTCGCAGGCCCGGCAGCAAGCCCAGCGCCTGCGCCGGCTTGAGGCCTCGGGCTACCCGATGACGGCCGCCCAGCTCGACGTTCTGGCCGCCTGCGAGCGCCGCGTGCGCTTCGCCGAGACGTGTTCCACCCCGAAGGAGATGCCCCGATGATCGAGTTCACTGTGACCGGAAACCCTGCACCCCAGGGCTCGAAGAAGTTCGTCGGCACGACCAAGACCGGCCGCGGCCTGATGGTCGAGTCGTCGAAGAAGGTCAAGCCCTGGCGCATGGACGTCAAGGCCGCGGCCGAAGCGGTGCGCCAGCAGTTCGCCAGCATGGCCCCGCTCGACGGCCCGCTCGTGGTGTCGATGGTCTTCACGCTGCCGAAGCCCGCCAGCGCTCCGAAGCGCCGCACGACGTGGCCGGACAAGAAGCCGGACCTGTCCAAGCTGGCGCGCAGCACCGAGGACGCGATCAGCGACGCCGGCCTGTGGGCTGACGATGCCCGCGTCGTCGAGTACGCGCGGCTGGCGAAGGTGTTCCCGGGCGAAGACCCGGACGCGCTGCCGGTGCCTGGGGTGCGCGTCAAGGTCTGGTCGCGCGAGGCGGCTGCGCAGCTGTCGCTGGCGGCATGACTTTGGTCTGCGTCCCCATCGGCCCCGGCAACTGGGCAGAGGCCCGGTTCAGCTACTCCGGCCCGCAGACGGCGCCGTTCCTGGTGCGCGTGGGCCAGGTGTTCGCGCTGGCCGGGGTTACGTGGCGGGTGCGGAGGGTGGAGCCGTGAGCCTCGTCCGCCTACTCGACGGCCGCGAGGTGCCGACCGACAGCGAGCACTGGCGCCACGAGTGCGAGGCGCGCGCCATCGCCAAGCTCCCCACCCTGGCCGAGCGCCGCGCCCACCTCGAAGCCGTCGAGCAGCGCCGCGGCAAGGAAGCCGCCGAACGGCTGCGGGTGACGATGAAGGCCATCTGGGAAGCCGAACAAGCCCGCCGATCAACCCCCACCGGATGACCCGCACAGACCGCCAGATGCTGCTGTTCACCGACCTGCCGATCCCGACGGCGCCGCCCGCTTCACCCCTGCCGAAGCCGGACAGGCCCTGGCGGGTGGCCGTGCAGGCGCTCGCCTGCCTGCTGCAGCTGCCGATCCGCGCGCCGCTGCGCGAGCTAGACCGCGACGACCTGGCCGAGCCGGCGCCGGTGCACCGCATCGTGTCGGCTGCAGACGCGCCGCCGGTGCAGACCGTGGCGGTGTCGAGCATCTTCGGCCTGGCCGCCACGGTGCAGTCGCTGAAGCGCGGCCGGTTCGGCACGGCCGAGCAATTCGCGCCCGCTCCGTACCGTGTCGAGCGCAGCTACGCCGACGGCACGCTGCGGGTGATCCGGCAGCGGCCGGAGGACACGGCCGAGTGGCAGGAGCGCGAGCAGCGCCGCAGGGCGAAGCAGCGACCGCCCAAGCCGTCGGCGAAGGCGAAGACGCGAGGCAAGAAGGTGCGGGCATGGGACGGAGAGGGAACCGATGACTGAAGACGACGACGCACCGGCCCAGGCCGCAGAGCCCGGCCAGCAGCCCGGGGCGAAGCCGCTGCGCATGCCGCGGCATGAGCTGTTCGCGCAGGAGGTGGCGTCAGGCCGCACCAAGACCGACGCCTACATCGAGGTGTACCCGCACGCGGCCGAGTGGAAGGCCGCCAGCGTGCACGTCAAGGCCTGCATGCTGGCGGCGCGGGAGGACATGAAGGCGCGGGTCGCATACCTGCAGGCGAAGGCGGCCGACGCCTCGGTGTTCACGCTGGGCACGCACCTGGCGCGGCTGCATGCCCTGTCGGTGGCCGCCGAGAAGGCCGGCGAGTTCACGTCGGCGGTGAAGGCCGAGGAGAACCGCGGCAAGGCCGCCGGCTTCTACCCGACGAAGGTCGAGCTCACCGGCCGCGGCGGCGGACCCATCGAGACGCGGCAGACCCGCGACCTGACCGACCAGGAGCTGGCCGACGCGCTGGCCGCGCATGGCATCAAATCGTGAGAAGCTGGCGCTGCTGCTCGAGCGAGAGCGGCGCCGGGCGAAGGGCGATCTCTACACCTTCGCGCGCTGGATGTTCCGGCAGCGCAAGGGCTACGGCTGGCAGGAAGCCCGGCACCATGCGCTGATCTGCGACGCGCTGATGCGCGTGTACCGGGGCGAGTGCCGGCGCCTAGTCATCAACGTCCCGCCGCGCTACTCGAAGACCGAGCTGGCGGTCGTCAACTTCGTGGCCTGGACGCTGGGCAAGGTGCCCGACGCCGAGTTCATCCACGCCAGCTACAGCGGCCAGCTCGCCGGCAACAACAGCGAGGGGGCTCGCGCGCTTGTCGAGCACGACGAGTACCGCAACATCTTCGACACCCGGCTGGCCACCGACGCGAAAGCGCACTGGCAGACCACGGCCGGCGGGGTGATGTACGCCACCGGTGCCGGCGGCACGATCACCGGCTTCGGCGCCGGCAAGCACCGGCCCGGGTTCGGTGGCGCGATCATCGTCGACGACCCGCACAAGGCCGACGAGGCCAGCTCGGACAAGATCCGCCAGGGCGTGATCGACTGGTTCCAGACCACGCTGGAGAGCCGGAAGAACAGCCCCGAGACGCCGATCATCGTCATCATGCAGCGGCTGCACGAGAAGGATCTCGCCGGCTGGCTGTTGGGCGACCGCGGCAAGGACGGCAGGGGCCCGCCGGTGCCGGGCGGGAACGGCGAGGTCTGGGAGCACCTGTGCCTGTCGGCCTGGAATGACGACGGCACGCCGCTGTGGCCCGAGAAGCACAACGCCGAAGACCTGCGGCGCATGGAGAAGGCGGCGCCCTACGTCTTCGCCGGCCAGTATCGCCAGGCGCCGGCCCCGCCGGAGGGCGGCACCTTCAAGCCCGACCTGATGACGGTCGTCGACGCGATCCCCGGCGGCCAGGCCGTGCGCTGGTGCCGCGGCTGGGATCTGGGCGCATCGGCCGGCGGCGACTTCACGGCCGGCGTCAAGGTGGGCGAGCTGCGCGACGGCCGCATCATCATCGCCGGGGTGGTGCGCGAGCAGCTCGAGCCGGCGCCGCGCGACCAGTTGCTGGTGGCCACGGCAGACAGCGACGGGAAGGGCCTGCGCCAGAGCCTGCCGCAAGACCCGGGGCAGGCCGGTAAGAGCCAGGTCGCCGAGCTGGCGAAGAAGCTCGCCGGGCACACGCTGCACTTCAGCCTGGAGAGCGGCGACAAGGTCGTGCGGGCCACGCCGCTGGCGAGCCAGGTCAACGTCGGGAACGTGCTGCTGCTGAAGGGCGCCTGGAACGACCCGTTCAAGGAGGAGCTGCGTCTGTTCCCGAACGGCAAGTACGACGACCAGGCCGACGCGGCTGCGCGGGCTTACAACGCCCTGCTGCTGCCCGAGGCCAAGTCGATGGTGTTCTAGCCGCCCCCGTTCCTAGCATCGGCCCCCTATGCCCGAGCTCACCATCAACGCCGACGACCTGCGCGCGCTCGTGCGGTCGCGCGAATCGCTGCTGTACGGCTCGCTCGACGAGAAGCGCCCGCGGGCCTGGAGTCAGTTCGGGTATCCCGAGACGCTGACGCCCGACCGCCTGCTGGGCGCCTACCTGCGCGGCGGCCCTGCCTTCCGCGCCGTGCACCACGTGCTCGACCGCTGCTGGCAGGAATGGCCGCGGGTGAAGCTGAAGGCCAGCGACGACGAATCGACCTGGGAAACCCGGCTGAAGGGCATCCTCGAAAAGGTCAACGCCTGGCCGAAGCTGCAGGACTGGGACCGGCGCAACATGGTCGGCCGCTTCTCCGGCCTGATCCTGCGGGTGGCCGACGGGAAACAGCTGCGCGAGCCGCTGATGCGCGCGTCGCGCCTCGTCGACCTGGTGCCGGTGTACGAGCACCAGATCAAGGTGACGGCCTGGGACGGCGACAGCAGCAGCGAGACGTTCGGCCAGCCGCTCATGTGGCAGTACCGCATGCGCACCAGCGACCGCCAGGACACGCAGGGCAAGCCCGAGCAGTGGGTCGACGTGCACCCGAGCCGCATCCTGATCCTGGCCGAGGGCGCCGTCGGCGATGACTTCTTCGACGGCATCCCGCTGCTGCAGCCCGGGTTCAATGCCCTGGTCGACCTGGAGAAGGTCAGCGGCGGCGCGGCC